CTTCGTTTCTAGGCAGACGGGACATTACGAAGTTCAGTAATGAACTTCCAACCCCAACACGTAAGGAGGCTGTCATGTTTTCCGATCCACAATCTATAACTCTTAATTCCGTGCCTAAGACGCTGAATCGCACCAAAATTGGTGACGAGAATGCTACTTATCGCACGGCTGATGCTGATCTCGCATTGCGAGTATCGCACCAGACTAGCAAGGGACGAGCTCGTCGTATGGTCCGTGTGGACCACACGATTGTAGCTGCCGATCCGATTACTGCTGTTAATCAGCAAGTTAAGGCCGGTATCTACGTCGTCTTCGATCTGCCTTCGAATTTATCTTATTCGAATGCAGACGCGCTTCTCCTCTGGAACGGTTTTGTCAATTTTCTCATTACTGACACTTCCGCTGCAGTGAGTAAGCTCCTCGCTGGTGAGAGTTAGTTGCATTGGGGGGGCCTCTGGCCCCCTCACGGATCGGATCATGGCTAAGGATGTGCTAGCTTCCAGTTAGGAGCAGACATGAAAAGCCTGATCAACCTCTGTACGTGCCTCCTGATTGATCTTGGGAGGCTTTGCTCGGTCGACACCGCACGCGACTTAAGTACAATTAAATCGCGTGCCCAACACGAAGGGTTATCATTCTTTACGATAACCTTGCCTGAGTTTGCTTCGCACTTTGAGTTGTGCTTAGACAAACAACAGGTAACTCCTACAGACTTTTCCGGATGGAAAAGAACTGGGTGTCTCCCCTCATTTCTGAGAGGTTTCACTGAGCTCGTGTTTGATCGGGAAGGGAGAATTGTTGATGGAGAGATCCACCAAGCAATCTACGCCGTTCGCCAAATCTGTAGATTTGCTAAGAAAGTTAGTCTCCCGTGCTCTGAAAAGAGGACGAGGGCGGCCTTCCGTAAATTTACAGATTTGGAGTCTGATCTTCAGTGGACTACTTTACCTCATGATAGTGTTCGCATGCGTCATTTTAATGACGTATGTGACTATCTGTGGGGACAAGTATTCACCCGAGGCTTTAACAGCCTTGAGAGTGTTCCTAAGCACGGTCCTGGAGCAACTGCCGAGATGATTTCTGGAAATCAGAAATACCGGTTTGTTGAATGGTCTACACGTCTTGAACGTGTATTCCCCTTTACGGAGTTTGGGATGCCTTCGGTAAGTTCCGTTGGCGAACCCAATTGTCCACTAAAAGTGGTCAACTACGTAAAATCCAGTGAGGAGAGACCCGTGAGGGTTATCTCCGTGCCTAAGACCTTGAAGACCCCAAGGATTATCGCCATCGAACCTGTGTGTATGCAATATACACAACAGGCCGTATCAAGATTCTTAATGGAAACATTAGAATCTCACCCTTTTACAAAGCGATCCATTAGGTTTAAGGATCAATCTGTAAATCAGGAGATGGCGCTACGTGCGTCAGCGGATCGATCGTATGCTACGATCGATCTGTCTGATGCTTCCGATCGCGTAACTGCGAAAGGAATTGCTAAGATGTTGCGTTCCGTGCCCGATTTACGTCGGGCCGTTTTCGCTTGTCGAAGCAAAACGGCAAACGTTCCTGAGTTCGGACTTGTCCGACTTAAGAAGTTTGCATCCATGGGGAGCGCGTTGTGTTTTCCAATTGAAAGCATGTATTTCTTTAGTGTAATACTTGCTTCTCTCTTGTGGAAACACAATCTCCCACCGAGCCGAGACGCCATATTGAAGTGGGCGCCTCGGATTGACGTCTATGGGGATGATATAATTATCCCTACAGACGAGACCGATACTGTGATCGAAGCCCTACACCTCTTCGGGTGTAAGGTGAATGTCTCGAAAAGCTTCGCGCGAGGTAACTTTCGCGAATCTTGCGGGACTGACGCATATTGCGGAGTAGACGTAACACCTATCTACTTGCGGCATATGTGTCCTTCGACCAGGCGAGATTTTGCAGGTATTCTATCTTGGATTGCAACCTCTAACCTTTTTCATAAAGGTGGATGTTGGCAGACTGCTAACTATATGCGCCTGCATATAGAGCGTTTGCTCGGTAAATTACCGGTTGTCCTCGACGAATCACCTGGCTTGGGATGGTCCTCCTTTCTTGGTTTGCCGCCTGCCACTGTGTACAGTGTACACACGCACGCTCCTATCGTGCACACTTATGTGTGTTCGATTAGGAAACAGACAGACGAGTTAGATGGATACCCTGCCTTGCTCAAGTACTTCCTTAACAGTCAACATGCTGAAAAGCCTGTTACTGATAAGGAGCATTTGGCAAAGTCCGCGCGGCTCGGCACCGTTAGCAAGAAAC